TATCAGCCTTCTTGCGGCCCTTCGGTAGATGTATCAATGAAGCGGGGTAGTGGCATGCCCCATCCCGCTTTTTTGTGTTACGCCGCCTGACGGAATCCCGTCAGATTGCCCCGCTGGAGCGAGACGATCATTTGGGCTGCGGCGGCCTGGGTGACACCCCGGATCTTCTCCAGGACGACACCCTCCTCAATGCCCGCCTTCATAGCAAGCTTGAGGATGGCGGCCTGCTGCGCCGCCGAGGCAGTGGGATCGCCGTTGCCGCCGTTCTTGGGAGGAGGCGTCGGGGGAGGGGGAGGGGGAGGCGCCGCCACTGTAGCGTCCACCGACGCAGGAGATGGTTCCTCCGCCGGTGTGGCGTGCAGCGTCGATTCTGGGCAGGGCGTAGCGCCCTCAGATGCGACGCTCGAATCTGGGGACGCATCCCCTTCGCCGCCAGATTCCTCCGGCCCTACGTCGAACACCTCATCCACGGCCTCCCCGTTGACGGCAGGGTTGCCGTCTTTCGGAGGGGCGATGGCGAGGCGGGCCGCCGCCGTGAGGACCCGGCGGTTGTCATCCCGCAGGGCCTCGACCGTCTTCATATCCGCTTGGGCCAGAAGTATCTGGAGCGGATAGTGGACGGCCTTCTTTCCCCCCTCATGGGTTTCGCGGGGGACCCGCTTCAGGATCAACGGGACCATGGCGAAGCGCCCAACAAGGGCTTGGACATAATCCAGGCCCGAGTTCAGATCGACGATGGAGTGGTAGCTCCCCATGTCGATCTGATAAATGCCGCCGACAGAAACGTTGGGCAGCATCACAAGAAGGTGCGCCCGGCGCTGGCACGCGCCCTTCTCAAGAAGTTCGCAGGGGCATGCCCTTTCGGACATCACCTGTGTCTTCTCGTCGAGACGCAATGCCGATTCGCCGTTCCCAACGCACTTCAATCCCCGCCCAGACCCGTAAAACTTGTAGGCCTGGGGAAAGACCGTCTCGATGTCGTTGATGGGGAACATGACATCAAGCTGCGTCGGTTTTTCGCCGTACACCGCCGCAACTTCCGGCGGGACGATGAAATGACTTACCTCTCGGGGGTATTCCTTCCCGGAGGCCGTAACCGCCTTCACGCCCAGGCGGATTTTGCCCAGGCGCGGCAGGCGGCGCTTGTCCGAAAGGTCCTTTATGCGGGTGAACGACCCGCACCTGAAATTTAAACTCATTTTTCCTCCTTGCCATGCCTGCCTGCCTTACGGCGGGTTCAGGACTTACAGGTGGGGGTATATTTTTCCGGCGTGGTGGCCTTATTTACTTGCGCGGCGGCCCACCGCGCCCTCTTGCAAGGGAACATATTGTAGCCCCACCGGAGAATGCGCCATACCCCGCCGGGGATGTGGTGCGCCCCGGTGGGGTTTTAATTATTAGCATAGCCGCCGACCGGCGGCTAACATGCCCACCCTCAGTCGGTGAGGGTGACCGGCTCTGCGGGCCGGGACGTGTTTTGACGTCCCGACACGAGGCCGAACGGGAGGCGGTTGACCTCCGCCACCCTGTCACCCCACTGAAGGGTGAGAACCGGGGAGTTGATCGAATAATGGAAACCGTCTCCCGGTAAGACGACTTTCATCTTGGTCCCTACGGCGATGCTCTGTCCTTCATACAACAGGACAGGGCACACCTTTCTACCGTCCGTTGCCCAGTAGAGGCCGGGTTCTGACGGTTTTGTTTTGGTAAAGTTCATCGGCCGGCGGCCTTGGCCCCCCCGACCTTAAAGACCTCGATGGTCTTCTCGGCCTGGGCGGCGGCCAGGATCTCCGGGGGGATCAGCTTGGTGTCCGTTGACTTCCGTTTCTGGAAAGTCAAGCCAACGACCGTGCCATTCGCCCGCGCCTTGGCCGCACCCTTGGAGACCAGAAAAGCCTTGAGTTCCTTTTTCAGGTCCTCTTGGCGCTTCTTGAGGATGCTCAGGGAATCAGAAATCTCCCTGAACTCCTCTGCCTTAGCCAGGGCGTCGTCATCGAGGGCCGCGATTTCGGCAGCAAACTCCGCCTCGTAGCCCTCGTAACAGATCTCCGAGTAAGGGCAGTAGTCACACTGCCAATCCGAAGACCTGTCGTACTGACGCGACGGCAGGGTTCCGGCGGCCCGGTGAGCCTCAACGAACTCGAACCGCTTGAAGGCGTTCGTGTACAGATCGTGAAATTCGACCGGGCCAGTAAGGACCGTCCCGTCCGATCCAATTATGTGACGAATCGTCAGGACGTCCTGCTCGGGGTCGAAGGCCATCAGAAACTCCAGATAGGCGCTGGTATTCTTGTTCTTCACAAGCAACACCGCCTCCTGGAGGTCCTTGTAGGCCTCCTGTTTCCTCAACCCAGTGATGTAGAGACAGCACTGGGTGAGGTAATCCATGGGGTACTCCCCCTTGAGCATGCGCTCGAAGGAGAAGTGGTTGATCGCCTTGTGCTCCCACAGGCGGGCAGCCCTCACGAGATCCTTAATGATGCCGTCGATGCTGCCGGTGACCTCATAGGGTTGCCCCATGTGGGTCGTCGTGCCGCAGGAGACGGCGAGTTGCTGGTCGAGAAGCTGAAAGGCTGATTTCCGAATCCAATCCGCCGTCAGCTCCTCGTGCCAGGAGGAGTCGTCGAGGACCATTATGAAGCGGTCCCCGATGGGCTTTCCGACGAAGCCCCGCGCCTTGTAAACCAACTGGCGCAGACACCGGTCGGGTCCCGACGAGGAGGGCCGAGGACGATAGGGCGCCTCCGGTGGGGCCTCCATGCCGGCTATCTTAACAAGAACATCGGCCAGCATGGGGCGCCCCCTCAGATTCTGCCGCCGCCGCATGTGCCGCCAGGTCAGCGTAGCACCTGGCAACAACATCGGGATTGAGGTCGGCGGAAAACTGTCCCGCGCAGCACTCTTCCCCGTCGATGACGGAAATACGGTCTTCATCCAGATCGTGCAGGTCGTAGTCCAAGACAAGGACCTCGACGGGACGGTCGGCAGTGACCGATGTCACAAGGCCCCCTTCCATGCCGATGACGACGCGGACGGGGGAAGGGGTGTGCCCCCCAAACTCGGGGTGGTACTCGGCGCCGCAGACGTCGCAGGTGTATCCGGTCACCTCGTATTGATCGAGGAGATCGACCGTGCCTGCGTCGTCGTAGGACGACTCTACGACGCCGCTTTCCTCGTCAAGGCGGACGCCCTTTTGGAGCGTCTCGCACTTGGCTAATTCTGTGAACGAATCGCCCCCGCATTGGGGGCATTTCTTGAATTTCATTCTTCCTCCTTTGCCATGCCTGCCTTTTTCGAGGTTCAGGAACTTACCGGCGAGAATAGAACGCACTACGCCGCTGTCGCGTGCGCCCGCGCCAGGAAATCTCGGACAAAATTCATCCTCATTCCTGGAAACTCAGCGCCGCAACACGGCCTCTGGTCAACTTATGTGGTTAGATTTGGTTCCCCGAATTGCAACTGTGAACACATCCCCCACGGGATGCTAATAGCGCCCCGCAGGTACGCGCCCAGGTTACAGAGGGGAGTGGGTTGGTTATTCTTTCGCCACCTTATCGGCCCGTCGCCGGATGGCGAGCAGGCAGTAACCGGCGATGTCCCTGTAGGGATCTTCCCCCAGGGCATCGCGGTCGGTGGCGATCCTGAACAGCTTGTCGATAATGCGCGTCAAGCACAGCGCATCATCGAACTGTTCAGGACTGATGCCGTTCGGGTAGAGGATCTTCAGGATCTCCCCCGACTTGCCGAAAGAGTCCCCATAGGCGGCCTGCTTCACCGCCACCAGGGAACCGATCTCGGCGCCGATTTTTTGATACATTTCACCTCCTTTGCCATGCCTGCCTCTTGCGAGGTTCAGGAGCTTACAGGCTGACCCTACGTTCCGCGCCTGCCCCCGGAGAGGGTCAGGTCTTGCCGGAACGAAAAAAAGGCGCAAATCATCCATTGGCATTTCTGCATCAATGGCGACTTGCGCCCTGTTCGTGACCTACGAAAATAACTAACTGCTTATATAGTACTTCCCGGAAAGAGAGAGGCGAGGAAAATCATGGCAGGGATGGAGCAATCAACTACTACCAAGCGACCAGCTCATCAGAAAAACCGCCCGGCATATCCTGGAGCATCCTCAGACATGTGGCCCACATACGGGCTGTTGCCACCCATTCGTTTGAGGGATCCAGATCCTCTGCCTCCGCAAGTGGATCAACGCCAAAGACGTCCTCCAGCATCGGTCGCATGGCTTGCATGCAGGACAGCAGAGACATCGCAATCGACACAGTTTTGTCTCGATCCCGCAGACCAAATGCGGACATCAGCGCGAACGCCTCACCCAGAATATGCCGCCATTGCCATTGCCGGAGCGGCGCGTCGGCATGCGTCTGAAGGCGCTGTATGCCGCCCCCGTCTCGATCGAAGATGGCCAGCAACGTGCTCATAACGTCGTCGTTAGTGAGATTTGTAGCGTCCATCCCATAAACAGCGGCACTCGTCCCAAATTCCGTGCGCGACGTTGGAGAAAATGCTCGCCATACAGCATCGACGCAAGACGCTACAATGGTTCGCACCATGGTCCCGGTGAAGACGCCGGCCAAGGCCGCCAATTCCCGCGAGACAATCTGATTGGTCGCATACATCTCGAACGGTATAGCGGCAACCCATCGGGATCGCAATACCTCGGGATTGCATGTCTGGAGGGCGTGCTCGAGGCCGCGAAAATACGAGCCCCGGAAGTTGTCGATCGGCCCCGTCGCCTCTGGCGTCGCTCCCATATCACGACTGAGCAGCCAGCCTCGCGATGGCTCGTGCAACCACACATCCCGGCAGTCGCCTACAAATGCCGCAAGGTGCTTCGACAGGTCAGTAATGGTGTATGAGTATCCCCGCAGCCGGCACCAGGCGGCGGCGTGGGACAGGATGGATCCGTTCGGTTGAGAAACGATCACATCTTCTCCGGGTCCCGGTATGTAGGCGCACAACTCGTCTATATCACCCAGGCCTCTGATCATGATCACACGGCTCTTCGTCAAGTTCAGCGGTGTTTTGTGGAGGAAGCCGGGTATGGCGTTGACAGGCGGCGGACCAACCGAAAAATGCCCCGGCGCTTGTCGCACCTGAGTAACCCAAACACGCATATTTCGATCCACGACCATTTCGATCTCCGCTTCAGGAATCGCCAAATCTTTGATCGCCTGCCCGTAAAACGCAGGCGCCGGCGCATTGATGGTTATCACCGGCGTTTTGCCGCCTGCGGTAACGCCATTGTTCCCTGGACCTATGGCCATGACTCCCGGCGCCCACACAATGTTTGCTACCGACTCGCAGAATGGCTGTATGGCAATCGCCCCCTGCGTCTCGCCGTAATGCTGCATTTGAAGAAACAGGCAGCGCATGCCCATCAGATATTCCTCAATGGAATCAACTCGTAATGATTGAATCAATCCGTGGCGGGCCTTGCGCGGACACGTCCGAATGAATGAGGGGAACACAGGTGGTGAGTGAAGCGAAATGGCTTCCCGCACAGAGTCGATCGAACGATACATGATGGTCGGCAAGGCGTGATTGGAAACATTGCGTTCGATCCATCGTAATGACAAGGCTTTTTGGGACATGAGCAATGGTTACCTCCGGGGATTTCTTCCATAATAATACTTCCCATCCAGTTATTTTCGCTTTTCACCTCGCTACGGCACTTCCGGGAAGTATTACTTTTAAAAAGGGAATTATATACTTCATTCCCTTCCTCCTTATGGTAGTAAAAACCTATCAAAAATAACTTGAAAATAATCCTTGACATCTTGATTGCAATGATGTAATCTGCAATCAACAAAACAAAGGGGAGGATAAAAAAAATGAACGAACGGCAATACGATCTGATCAACAACGAAGGCGGCGAAGGATACAACCCGTACCGCGCGGAGCGTGAGAAACGAGAGGTCGAAGAAGCCATCGCCTGGGGGAAAACCAGAGCGGGCCGCAAGGATCGGATTTATCGGCTCCTGGAAGCCAAGGATTGCAGCATCGCGCGTGAATGCGGCACCTACAACCAAGCGGAGATTGATGATCTTCGGGCGCAGCTTGCGGCAATCGAGGCCGAGGAAGAGGCCGAGTTTGTCGCGGCTTGGCCCCTGGATCTCACCAAGGAGCGCCGCGCCTCTTGGAATGATAGGGTGAGGGCCGGAGAATTTACGGTACGCGGGCAGATCGACCCCCGCAAGGTCGGGATGGCCCAGAGCGTACAAGGGTGGACGTTTAGCGATCTCAAGAAGGCGGTAAAGTTGCATAACCTCTAAAATCGAAAGGAGAAAACAATGGAAATCAGAATCAAAAAGATCGGGTACAAAGTCGGAACGGTCGGATGGCTCGCGGCGGGAATCGCGGACGGATCGATCAAGATCAGGGAAGCGGTGAGCAAATCCGCAAAGCACGCCCTCTATCTGGAGGCGGGAGATCAATCCTCTTGCATTGCCATCTACAATCCCTATGATCTTGCAAATTCGGAACTGGCCGACAGCGAGGAGTACAAGGCCCTCGATATGGATTGGAGTGCGGCCGACCCCGGAAGCTGCCGGTGCACCCTGCCTCTCACTGAGGCGTGCAAAGCCACCATCCATGAGATCGCGGAAGCGTGGTGTGATGTTAAAAACGCGGAAAGAGCGCAAGATAAAAAGGTAAAGATAACAATCAAATTTGAGGAGGCGGCATAAAATGGACACATGGAAATCAATAGGATTGTATGAGCATCCGGCGAAGCACCAATCGGGTAAATTCGGGAACGTGGTCCTTTCGGCGGCGGGGGTATATGCCCTGCGTATTGGTGGATCAACAATGTCTTGCCCCCAGGATTGGGCGGCGAAGATCCACCACGACGAGGGCGACGAAACCACGTCGGCGATCATCATCCGCAATGTTCCGGAATCACTACGAAAGGAGCTGAAAATTAAGGCCATGAAGGAAGACAAGACCATGCAGGGCTTGATCCTGGAATTGATCACGCGGTATGTTGGAGAAAAGCAGGGAGAATAATCATGGACGACAAAATCACGGTCAGCACGTTTCAACTTTTTGAGATGTTCCCGGATCAGGAGAGCGCCCGGAAGTACCTGGAATCCCGCCTGTGGCCGAACGGCGTTAAATGCCCGTTTTGCGGAAAGCAGGAGAACATAACCACCCGAAAGAACGGATTTTATCGCTGCAATGAATGCGGCAAGGATTTCACGGTTCGCACCGGGACGATTTTCGAGCGGTCGCACATACCCCTGCATAAATGGGTTTATGCCATGTACCTGCTCGTTACTGCCCGAAAGGGGATATCTTCCCTGCAACTCTCCAAAGAGATCGGAATCACACAAAAATCCGCTTGGTTCGTTCTCCATCGCCTCCGGGAAGCCTGCGGGGACAAACTGACCGTGCTCAGTGGGATCGTTGAGGTTGATGAAACGTACATAGGAGGCCGGGAAATCAACAAACATGAGGGCAAAAAACTCAATGCCGGGCGCGGCGTTGTCGGAAAAACGGCCGTGCTCGGCATGAGGCAACGAGGAGGCCGAACGGTTGCAATGCCCGTATCCGACGTTAACACCGAAACCCTGCATACCGCCGTCCATGCGCGGGTTGATATCGGATCGATGCTGCATACCGATGAGGCAGCAGCTTACAACGGCCTGGACGGGCTGTTTTACAGGCTGGAAAAGATCAACCACGGCTTGGGGGAATACTCCAGAAACGGCGTGACCACCAACGGAATCGAAAGCGTTTGGGCCGTCCTGAAACGTGGCCTGCATGGCGTCTATCATCATGCCAGCAAAAAGCATCTTGCGCGCTATGTCGATGAATTCACGTTCCGTTTGAACGATGGCAACGTAAAGATACATACCCTGGACCGGCTCAATAGTTTCGTGGCGGCCACCGCACGAAAACGGTTGACGTATGAGAGGCTGACGCGATGAAAAAGACCGTGCCGCCCGAACTCGATAAAATTGTTGACGTTGTGCTGTCATACCATCCTAAACCTAAAAAGAAAAAGAAACGCGCCAAAAAGAAAAAATCTCAAAGGGAGTCAACTATATAATTCCCTTTAAAAAAGGAGGTGCCAAGTGATAGATAAATTGCTCATCAGCGAACCGCCGCTGCAAGTCCTGCCCACTCTTGTGAAAACCGTCGGCCTGAACGAGGCCATCATACTGCAACAACTGCATTATTTGCTTAGACAGAGTCACGATGTCTTTGATGATCACAGGTGGATATGCTTATCCTATGATGAATGGAGCGCCATGCACTTTCCGTTCTGGTCGGCAAAGACAATATCCCGCGCAATCAAGACCCTGGTTCAGCAACGGCTGGTGAACGCCACCGCAAAACACAACCGATTCGTTATGGACACCACGAAATGGTACACCATACAGTACGACGCCCTGGAGGAACTCGCCAATAGTTCGCATCCAGCAGACCAGAATGCGACAAGCGATTCGGATGCAAACCACAGGACACTGCTTATGCAGGAGCCGCCCCTGCAAGTCCTGCCATCTCTCGCCAAGGCCATCGGCCTGAACGAGGCCATCGTGTTGCAACAACTGCACTATCTGCTGAGACAGAGCAAAACCACGTACGACGGCCAGCCCTGGGTGTCCCTGTCCTATGATGATTGGGAAACCATACACTTTCCGTTCTGGTGTGCTCGGACGGTAAGAAGAGCCATTTTGATGCTGCAAAAATTAAAGCTGATAACATCCACGACACGCTACAACCGGCACTTCTTGGACGACATGAAATGGTACACAATCAATTATTCGGAGGTATCTCAACAGGTCAGATCCATAAAATATGATCCCAATAACATGGATTGCTATAATGTCCGTCAGAAAGGACAAATTGTCCACCCCCCCCTTCCAGAAACGAGTAGTAATAGCACTATACCAGATATTGCTATAATGACCTTGCAAAAGGACAAATTGTCCACCGGACCGGACAACTTGTCCACCCTTAGGCCGGACAACTTGTCCACCCTTAGGCCGGACAACTTGTCCACCCCTTATAAGGAAGAAGAAATTAAGAGATTAAGAGACGACAACAGCGAGCCTGTCGTTGTCGTTTCTTCGGCTCCGCCAGACCCCCAACCCGTCCCGGCGGTCGATACGCCAGACGGGGAATTGGTCGCCCTGCCCAGGGGAGCAACAATCCTGGTTGATACGGCAACAACCCAGGTTGATGCTGCGCCGCTCGTCGATCTATTCCGAGGCACTCCTCTGCAAAGCCTCGTCTCTCCCGTGGCCATCAGAAACGCCATCGCCGCGTACACTCCAAACTCCCATCCTGATTGCCAGCCAGAAACACCGCTGGAGGGCGTGCGGCGTCTGTGCAGTTGGATGGCCCGGATCGCCGCCAACCCGGATATGCCGGCTATTCGCAATCCGGCGGGCTTCCTGGTCGCCCTCGCAAGAAAAGGAATGGACAAGCCCGCCTGCATAGCAATGCAGGAGTCTGCGGCTGAACGCCGCCGCAAGGACATGGACGAATCAATACGCTACAGCGTCGTGCGTCAACTCCAGAAGGAGTATCCCGGCGTAGTCGTGGAAGACGTTCTCGCCGAGATGGCGGATCTCCAGTACCCCATACCGACAGAGACACAGATGAAGACGATCCGGATCAAGCTTGAGGCGGCGCAGGTCAGGGCTGAAGCCGCCAGGCTGAAGGCTCTGGCTGATTGCCGGGCCTTGTTCGCCGTTGGCCGAAACAGCAACCTGGTCAAGGGCGATTCGGCGTCCACGGCGCACGGGAGGACGGCTTGATGAGCGATTCCGGTCTTTTGATCGTCGTTGCCGCCGGCTGTGGCATCGGCCTCCTCGGAGGAGTCATCGGCACCTGGGCAGGCAT